CATTAATAATGTATCTAAACAATTCATTTTAATTTACTTGCTTTGTATTCTCTAACAGATTGAATAGCTTCTAAAAGGTTTATAAAGAATTGTTTCATACCATACCTCCTTTAGCTTTCATGTTATACTCAACGGTTAATCGTTCAACATCACCGGAGTGTTGCGGATTGTTGTCTATAATATACTGCTCTAAACTAGAACCGTATGTTCGTTGTGAACGTGCAACCCATACTCCGGCTACTGCTAAACATAGCATTAGTAGGATTATAAACATATTACTTAGCCTTTGCAGATTTTGCAGATTTTGCAGTATTGAAAGCAGGAACTATTGCTTTATACTGGTCAGCTAATTGTGAATAGAATTCTTTGCTTGTGAAAATCATACCTAAAGCCATAGCTGATTGCATTCCTGCATCAGCGGCCGCTTTAGTATATTTTGCTTGTGCATCAACGAAACCGTTTAATGCTGTCTTGATGCCTTCGTGTTGAACTGTTGTCTCTACGAATTTCTTTTTGAAGTCTGAAACGCCATCGATAACGGCGTAAGTTGCTGTGTTAAACATTTTATATCTCCTATGTGTGTGTTTAAAATTGAGTTTTTATGAAGAACTCATAACTTCATATATTTATGCCGTTTTATAAATTTCTCTATATTTTGACATCGCCAATTCTCTGGCTAGAAATAATCTTAAATTGACATAATCATTTAATTCTTCAATATCTTTTGGTGCGCTTTGTACTGTTAATACAATACGCCTAGAATTAACTAATATGTCCTCATCATCAATCAGAACCTGATTTGGATCTATCCCCCAGGTCCTAATTGCTATGAGTCTGTATGGATTACTTCTTAGGAGCTTCGGCTTTTTTATCTTCGGCTTTTGCTGGTGCTGGACTAGCAGGCTTGGCGTCACTTTTAGTTGCTGGTGCCTTTTTGTCTTCCTTCTTCTTAGCTAACTTCATTTCTTCTTTTGGTGCTTCTGCTTTAGCAGGTGCAGTAGCTGCCGGAGCAGTTGTTGCTGGTGTTGCAGGAGCCTTTGCAGGTTCTGCGGCGAATGCTGTCAATGACAAAGCGGCTAATGTTGCGATTGCTAATTGTTTCATTTGTATTCTCCTTGAAAAATGAAGTAGATTTAGCGTCTACTGTATATATAACGCCTCAGAAGTTAATTCCGTTGACACGTTATCCACCGCGTCCTGTTTTTCTCATAACATTATTCCCGAAACCTTTTGTGTTTGGTTTAGGACCTTGTTTTTTGGGTGCTTTACCTAATCCAGGATGTTCACCTTGATTTTTCTTTTTGGCATCATTTGCCATATTAATAAATGGATTTTTAGATTTCTTTTCTTCTGTCATTGTCGTGCCTTTATTGATTCTAAGTAACTGTATATGTCTCCATATAATGTCATCATCATTGCGATTTTACTATCATATAATCTTATGAAGGGTTCTCCTCGCTCAGATTCTTTTTTATTTACACCTAGATAGTAGGGGCATTTTAATTTAGTATTACAGTCTGTTATAAATTTATACCAAGTATAGTGCTTGACCTGTAATGGACAAATGTAATATTCTATACCTGCATCTTGAAATCTTTTGTCGCCTAATGGAGTTAATCTTAATCCATCGCCACTCATTGTAAACCACCATGAACGTATTATTTTGTCCAATGGTGTATTTTCATATGGCAGTTGTTTTATTACTGCTTCTGTTATTTTTTGTTTAATTAACCTGCTCATCAGGATAAACGCACCTGCCACTGTTCATAAACACGACTGTAAATTTGTCTGTTTTGAATTGTGCGTTTAACTTCCTACACAAATTACGTGCGTGTCCTGGATTACTAAAACTTGTTTTCTTATACTTAGGCGTTGCTTCGTTATCTAAGTAATGTTGTGATTTTAGATTGATTGGTTGACCGTCATAGAACACTGCCCATATACCACTGGCTTCTACGATTTGGTCGCACTTATATGTAACTTTGTCTACAAGTTCTAAAAGTACCTTAGGTTGTGTTCTGCTCATTTAAATTTACCACCTGACACTACTACTTCAAAAGTAGGATCAGATATTTCCTTTTCTACACCATGTAAATCTACTAATAATTTAGCCAATTCATCACGTAGTAGTCTTGATTCTTCTATAGTCAAAATCAATGTTTTTGACTGTCTACTATCAGCATTGCTAACTTTATCGATAAACTTCTTTATTTGGTTCATGTATTATTTAGTGCTTGTATTGCCTCGGATTCTGATTTATATGGTCCTGAATACTCATAACGCTGTACAAAAATATATTTAGGGCAAAAAACCACTTGAGGATCGCCTTGATTTAGTACATACCATCCAGCCGCATGATAGCATTTACTTTTGGTAGTTTTCGTAAAGATATGCAATTTTCTCTTTATATCCAATACATTGTTATAAGTTTTGCTTGGAGTAGGAAAACTACTCAATGGAGGTACAGGTTTTGATTTTTCAGTAGCTTGAAAATCAATTTTCGTTTGTCTTTTGATAGCATTAGTAGTTTTGAAATGTGACGTACTACCGTTGAGTTTAACTTCAAACCCAGTTCCGTCAGCAATTACATTACCAACTTTCTTATCACCGTCAGTAACTACCCAGTACTCTCCCTTGACGATTGGTTTAGCTATTAGGTTCATTTTGTGTTTCCTTTGTAAGTTCGCACACTAACAAGAAATGTTCGTATGCTTTTTTAACTGATGGTACAGTCATTAATTTGTCTGCCTCGACTTGCATTGCTCGTAGTCCTGCCTCTGCAATATCTCTGGCGCTGTTGATTTGTAATGTGGCTAATTCATCACCAAACTCTTTAGCAAGTTTATTCCAAGCCTTCCGTTGACCTTCTGTGATGGGTGTTTGTTTTGGACGCATCTCACTGGCTTTATGAATAGCATGACACATTGCATCCTCAGCAACACGGCCGGCAGCAATCATTGCCGCATAGTTAGGATCAATGTTGTATCGGCGGCTTTGTCCACCCGGGTAACACATTACAATGTGTGTACCCTTAGAGAAACTATCTAAGTACTCGCTGTCGTATTCAGATACAGGTACGTACTTACGTCCGATTTTTTCATAATATACTTTTTTCATTCTTTTAATTCGTCCCACATATATTCGTCATCACGCATGTATGCTACAGGCTTAATCCATCCTCTGTCAATGCAATCGGCTAAAATTAATCTATACTCACGTGGACATTGATTTGAAATTTCAATACCTGCTCTAGGTGTAATTGTAATATGACCCTTGATATAAAACATTTTATCAGAAGATTTGACAGTTTTTACTTTAGTATCATTAATGGAAACATTGAATGTCATTTTTTTAATTCTTCCCAAACAATTTTTTTAGCACGTGCATCCAATTCTTCCTGCTCAAGTTTAAGCATTTCCCATGCCATCAAGTTCAACCATTTTGATACTGCCTCTTTACCTTCATCAGTTAAATGACTGTATTCTTTGCCAACTGAACTATGGTAATAACATTTTTTGTCCTTAATAATCTCAAAGAGACCGGCATATATTTGTTTATGCAGAATGTGATCCATGTAACGCACCTTTATATTCGCTATTGAGCCACTTAGCATAAGTTTCAGCATTTTGAGATATTTTTTCAAGTTCATATTTGCCACAAAATTTCATAAAGTGAACGCCCACTTGCGGAGTCGTAGTAGTTCTAACAGATTCCTTAATACGTTGGTCTACTGCTTGTTTAATATCATCGGGTTGTGCAGTCAAGTCAATAAGCATTCTATTTCGGTCATAACAATCTCGCACACGATGTTCTACCTTATTGTGGTCAACCCACCTTTGAAGCATGAAATTATTCCAATGAAAACCTTGCTTGTCGCGGTCATCGTATGCCTCACGAATACCTACTGTATTTTTAGAACCCTTCTCACGCACGCCTGGGTAAGCACTGAATACATTGTCGCCACCGTCGCCCCTGATAATTTTTTTGAACAGTAGATAGTCGGGTGTGTCTTCAAGTAATTTTTGCTCTTTTGTTTTCTTATCAATTACCGGCTTTCCATTGTCCTTGAAGTATCCGTCGATTGTGATAAGTTCATTTGTGACGCCATTGTATTGGAGCACGTTCGGACTAATAAGCTGAACATAATCGGAATCAGTGCTAATAATATAATGCGTGTCATTTGGATGTAGATGAATAAAGCGGGCAATCAAATCGTCAGCCTCAGCACGTTCATGCCTAAGAACACTGACATTAGTTTTTTCCTTAAGATACGTAGTGAACTTTTCATACGTGTCCCAAAACATTTCGTTTTCTTCTTTTTCTGCCTGTGTAACTGACATTGCATCAACCACACGATTCTTTTTGTAAGGCTCGTATACGTCTTTGCGCCAGCTTCGACCCTCCAAGCAGAATACAACGTGGTCAATGCCGTGATTGCGAACAACTTGATTAACTGATGCAAGACTTAAATGAAGTGCCATGCCGATCTTTTCCCATGTGTCACTATTGCGTGAAGCAATGTGACGGGCACGGAAAAATGTATTAGCTGTGTCTATGAGTGCGTATTTCATGTGTCCTATATATAGTTGAATAATATGCGTATATTATACTACTATTTACGTTTTCTGTCAACCTTTACTTCATCCAAAAAGTATTCAGGATTTGAATTGATGTTATCAAACAAATTAGGATGGTTGATTGTGTATGGAAGGAACTTTGATTTTACCTTTTTGATAGTATCATAGGGATTATTAACTATCCTATCAGCAACCATTTCCTCTAAGTCTTTTAGGTTAATGCCCCATTTAGGATCTAACCATTCAAGTTTTTCGTTACTTAGTTCCAATCTGTATTCAGACCATTGTTTTTTAACATATCGTTCTAATGCTTTAATTTGATGAATGTCACCATAATAAAGATTAATGAACTGTTGTGCCGAAGCCGCATGATTAGAATATTCTAACAAGCGGTCAACGGGTTGATCCCTGAGTGTAATTCCATATCCAAGCACAAGAGTTTGTGCTTGGATAATGTTATAGAACCACCCGTAATTAGAGAGTGTAGTTTCCGACATTCTGACGAATATTCAAAGGTAGTGAATCGTAAATGTCATGCCGAACACCGGGAGATGGTTCGTATGTAAACATATTTACGTCAGTAGGTACTAGATGGGTGCCACCCAACTTTTTGTACATTTTCAGTACAAGTGCTAACGCACAGTTGAATGGGGGAGCCTTAGTATCCTTACCTTGAATCTTCATCCAAGTCTTGTATGTTTCAGTAGTAATACTACGCAACTCAGGGAAGTCAACAAAGAAAGTTTTGACGATAGCATGAATCTCATTCATAAATGTGTCAAACGCTTTGCCCTTCATTGGAACATTACCATTCAACAAACCAATGTACAAGTTACCATAGAAACCAAAAGCCGCTGAATCGACTTCGTTTCCATGCCAGTACTTGTTGTTCATTGAAATGATAAACTTGAATTCATCCATGTCATCATCACTATAACTTGACAATGCTTTAATGTGAGTTAGTGTACCAGCACGACCTGCGTGAGCATGATTAGGTGCCATTGGGATAGTATCTTCACTTTCACAATGAGATTGTTTTATTGCGGCAAGTTTGTACTTGTCGTTAGGACCATTGTCACCATACAAACGATAGCTACGCACGTGAACACGATGATAGTCAAATTCGTCCCAAGGCTTAGAACCTTCACCATTGCGATATAGACCTGCTAACAGAGCAAAACTCTCTTGGTCAGTATCTACTACCCAGCATGGGTATTCAAAGTCAAGCCAATCTTGAGGAACGTTATCCCAAAGACCTTCTTTTGCAAATGAACCAACTACACTTAATGTGTGCATACTATCGATTACCAATAGTTGATTGGTGCCTTCCAAACGCACAATAAAGATAGGACTAAGTAAGCGAGGATCGAACCCACCACTAATCTTAGCACAATGTGGCTTATCTAATAGACGTTGAACTTCCTCAGGGATAATAAGAGAACGCAGTTTGTGATTCTCAAATTTAGGAATGTCCTTAATCTTAAATTGAATGTTATTTGCTTTCAAAAACGCAATGACATTTTGAAACTTCTTATAACCCGAAAGCTCAGAAGTCAAATCGTCAACGGATTTATTGACTAGTTGTTTTTTAGTTTTTGATAAGACATTATCTAGTTTGCTAATGTCTACTTTTTGACGGTTCGCCCGCCATACAAGTTTTATTTTCCCGGATGCAAGCG